CATAACCTCTGCCTGTATTCCATTGGTATCTCATTTACTTTCTCCTTAGTTGCAAGTGCCGTGTGATTTACAAGGTAGGGTGCGACCGCCACACGGCGAAGCAGTCACATTTTCGGGTCACAGTGACCCGTTTTTGTTCAGCCCATGCCACGTTGCAGGCACAGGCTCGTCCTCATCTAGCACATCCATCAGGTCTAGCGCATACTTAATCTGCCTCACCTTGGACTCGTTGTCCTCGTGAGGGTCTAGCGTTTGTGTTTGTTCTGCGATGGCCAACTCTTTTAGTGTGCGGTTCTTGAGCCGCGTAAGCTGCTTGGCATGAAGTGATGCGGGAACTAGCCTTTCAAAAGGGATTTTGATTTTCGCCTTTGGCTTGCGTTCGATCTCTTGGAATAGCGTGATGACCCTATCCTTTATCTTCTGCGGTATCCAATCCGTCCAGTGTGTGCCATCGTTGGGTAGGTCTTTGTCCGATGCGATCATCGTGGGCGTCTTGCGATCTTGCTTGCAGTGGTTAATCATTTTCGCTTTGAGTGCGTTGAGCACAGTCAGGTAGGCTTCGAGCGCATCGCGCCTTGCCTCATCATTTTCGCCACCTTTGTATCGCAACATACCTTGCACGTTGTCACGCTCGGCTTCAAGGGGTTGCATGAACTCACGCCACAGATGCGTGAGTTGTTTGGTTCGAGCGTTCTCAGACTTGAGTAACGCCTGTTGCTCGGCTACGATTTTCTTGATCGACTCGGCTTGGAATGGCGGGGTTTTGCGTGCCACGAGGCGAGCGTGAAGCTGGTTTGGGGTGAGTTTTAAGTAGTGTTTGTAGGGGGTATCCATGATTTTCGCTTTCTAGGGTTGGAGGTATCCATGAACTTTCGCAACTATCCGCAAGGTCAGACACTCTGCAGACCGCATGAACGCTAGTGTACAGGTAAAAGTGTCCAAGTATCTATCTGTTTTGAGAAATGCTTTCAATCTACAAGGTTTGCAGGGATGGTCGAGCTTGCGGAAATGTGCACACATATAAATAAATACTCCCATATATATAAGTATATTTAAAAAGATAGATAGATGGACAGTTTTTCAAGGACGCTAGAATCCACGCGGGTTTGCGGATGTCTGACCTTGCGGATAGTCGCGAAAATATGGATAAGTAGTTTTTTGGTGTGATTTTCGCGACTCGTCATTTTCGGGTCATTGTGACCCGTATTTCGGCTTGTGCTTCCATGTCTTCGATGCGTCTGAGCATGAAGCCACGCTTCACATCACGCTCGATCTTCTCCATGTACTTGGGGCGTTGTTCGTTGTTCCACTTAGCGAGGGCGACTTGCTTGGGTGAGTAGTGTTTGAATTTGCTCATGGTGTTCTCCTTGGGGTTTAGTTTTTGTATAGGTCAAGCCACACGAGGGCTTCACGCTTTGTATTGCAGTAGCGAATGACTTGATCGCCTACCTTCACGACCCACTCAACCATGGCGGTTGTGCGTCCGTTGTATGACTCCTTGCGGTAAAGGGACGCCTTACCTTGAGTTTGTTTTAGTTCGAGCATTGCCGTTCTCCTTTTGCTTAGACAAGAAACGAAACACCGAGAGAAGCTCTTTCTCTGGTGTCCGCACAGAAAACTGGGTCACAGTGACCCGAAAATCACGCAACGAGTGCTTTCAGGGCTTTGCGCTGGTCAGATGCGCTCAACTTGCCAAAGGCTTCGATGATTTTCGCAACAGGGTCAAGCGGTTCTTTCTTGCCACTCGATGCCCTGCGCGTAGTTCCTTCGATCATGTGCATCATGTCGCGCACTGTGGTTTTCGCGCCTTCGTACTTGGGGTGATCCGTCACTAGGACGATCTTGCCCGCCTTGGTTTCCCGATACTCCGCGCCAGTCTTCTCGCAAGCCCACTCGATCACAACGGGTCTGCACGCTTCAACTGTCGTATAGCCCGCATCCTTCATACCTTGTATGAGCTTGACCCGTGAGTCAGCGAATGTGTTGAGTGTGCTAAATGCTTTTGCTTTGTTTGTCATGTTGTTTCTCCTTGAGGTTGATTGAATTGCCTAGGGCTGACTACCTTAGACAACTTCTATTGTGCATACACCCCGATTTGATAGGCATCGAGGCCGTATCTCTGCCCCTTTTCCCTGCCTTTTCGGGTCACTTTGACCCTGTTTTGGGGTGTTTTTGGCAGTTCTCGACCCCCACCCATCCCCCACCAGCCCAAATTGACCATGGGCCCTACTGCCAGACACGAACACTGTTCCATAACCGCACAGCAAACTTTATAAAACCTTAGTACACACCTCAAATCCAGATCACAAATTCCAAGCCCCAACACCCTACCCCATAAAAATTTTATAAAAATTTAGAAATACCCTTGTCTAACGCTTGACACGCCTCTGTACAGGCAAAAAAAAGCCCCGACCTTGCGAGCCGGGGCTAAAGATGGCAACTGAAACCATCAAGGAGAAAGCAAGCGAACTTGATGAGTTTGGCCAAAGGCCAAAACGATCTTGCGCACCCACTCCATTTAAGTGTACATTATCTACATCGCAGGTTCAAGGGCTTATGCGCAAATGCTAGATCACTTAATCAATTTCAAACCCGAGGTGCAGGAGCATCAGGGGGACTTTCGTCCCATGGACAAGACTGACCCAGCAGATGCCGTGGATGGAATGTCCAAAACGGTTGACTGGTTAAAAGAGCTTGGAGCCGTGGACACAGATACTTTGGTCAATGAGTCCCAAAGCCAAGCAGCACGTACTGCTTTCACAAACATCGTCACCGCCAAACCTGCGGAAATGACGCATACCTCTCTAGCAAATATCAAAACGCCTGAAGCTGTACAACGCTTGGTTGGGATGCTCTCCGCTTATGACTGGGAGTTTGTTCAGCAAGCTAAACAGATTCGGGGCTACACAGTGGCCAAACTGGTGGAAGAAACCGAACACCCAAACGCCAATGTGCGCCTCAAAGCATTGGTTGCCCTAGGCAAAGTGACGGAAGTCGGGTTATTTACAGAGAAAATCGAAGTCAAGAAGACCGAGATGTCGGACTCTGAGCTTGAGACACGGATAAAAGATAAGCTCAACAGGTTCATGGGCGTGATAGATGTAATCGACGTTACGGAAGACACGACAGATGAAGCGTGACGCTTTTACAACACTGAGCAAAATTGAGCTCGAAGCCATGCAGAAGGCTTTGCCGCACATGTCCGTGCAAGAAAAGATGGAACTTTTTGAAGACTTGGAGCTTCGAGAGAAACGCGCCAGCTTGAAAGCGGCAGGAACCAACATGCTAGGGTTTGCGCAGGCCGTGTACCCCGGCTTTAAGATTGGCCCCCACCACAAGAAGCTGGCCAAGATCTTTACAGATGTGGTTGAAGGCAGGAAGAAACGCGTGATTATTAACATCGCGCCCCGTATGGGTAAGTCGGAGTTTTCCTCCTATTTATTTCCAGCCTACTTCCTAGGTAAATACCCTGAGAAAAAAATCATCATGGGCACGCACACTGCAGGTCTGTCAGAAGACTTTGGCCGTCGCATTCGTAACTTAATTGATTCGGAGGAGTACCGTGAAGTCTTCCCTCAAACAATGGTCGCGGACGATCAGAAGGCGGCTGGTAAATGGTCTACAAGCGCTGGAGGACAGTACTATGCTGCTGGCGTGGGTGGTGCTCTTGCTGGACGTGGCGCTGATTTATTTGTTATTGACGACCCTCATTCTGAACAGGATGTGAAATCCAACAGCCGTTTAGCGTTTGATACAGCTTGGTCTTGGTTCCAGACTGGCCCCTTGCAGCGTCTGATGCCCGGTGGTGGAATTATCATTGTGATGACACGCTGGTCGCTGCTAGACTTGACTGGGCGCTTGATTGACTACCAGACCAAGAACCCAGAGGCCATCCCTTGGGAGATCGTAGAACTGCCAGCCATCCTGAACGACGGAGAGGAAGACGAGAAGTCCCTCTGGCCAGAGCAGTGGTCACTGGAAGCGCTGAAATCCACAAAAGCATCCATTGACCCAAGGTATTGGAACGCACAGTACATGCAGCAGCCCACTGCGGAGAATTCAGCCATCGTGAGCCGTAAGATGTGGCGTATCTGGGAGCAGGATTACCCGCCAAGCTGTGAGTACATCATCCAGTCTTGGGACACGGCGTTTGAAACCAAGAACAACTCCGACTACTCTGCGTGCACAACGTGGGGCATCTTCTACAACGAGGAAGAAAATGACTCGCCTCAACTTATCCTGCTCGACGCTTTTAAAGACCGGATGGCTTTTCCCGAACTCAAGGTCGTTGCCCTTAAGCACTACAAGGAGTGGGAGCCTGACGCGTTCATTGTGGAGAAAAAGGCGGCTGGCGCACCACTGATCCAAGAGCTTCGGGCCATGGGGATCCCAGTCCAAGAGTTCAGCC